ATACAGACAGAAGCAGGCTCTACAACAGCATTTGATGAGACAGGATATCCTGCAGATGGTAGTAGGCAGATACAGTGGGGTTGGGCTCCAGTGGGTGGGGCAAGTCAATTTGATACGGTTTTAACGCCTAACAACTTGATTGCAATAGGGCAAGTAGGTACAGTAACAATAACAGTTAACTATTAGTAAATTATGTAATTCAAACAAGGCGCTAACGTTATCGAATCCAAAGGCAAAACAAAGGGTAAGAATCTAGGTGATTCAGGTCCTACAGCTAAAATCGACAATGGCGGTAAAGGTTCTGCTGGTGTAACATCTATGAAGATGAAGCAAGTAGGGCGCAATATGGCTCGTGCAATGAATCAAAAATCATCTGGAAGAGGTCGTTAATCATGGCTATTAATAACAAACCAGCTAGCACATATGCTAAGCCACACACGATGGCTGGCGGCGCTGTAAACGTAAAAGATGCAGTTACTAAACCAGGTAACGGCATAGACCAACTTGAGATGTCTATAGCAGGTTCTTTTAAAAAACAAAAAGACGAAGTAAAGACTTCTGGTATTAAGCAACGTGGTCATGGCGCTGCAACTAAAGGCTATACATCTCGTGGGCCAATGGCCTAGTAGGGTAAACCCGAATGAACTACGTACAACTGTACCAAGCAATACAGGACTATTCTGAAAACACAGAATCGCTGTTTGTAAATAATATACCAACTTTTGTTAGAGAAGCAGAAGACCGTATATACAATTCAGTTCAAATCCCATCGTTACGCAAAAACGTAACGGGTACTGTTACATCTGGCAATAAATATTTGTCTTGCCCAAATGACTATTTATCTACCTATTCAATGGCAGTTATTGATACAGACACGTCATACAAGTACTTGCTTAACAAAGACGTAAACTTTATTCGTGAGGCTTACCCGACGCCAACAGCAACAGGCCTGCCTAAGTACTACGCTTTGTTTGGTTCTCAGTATAGCAATGCCAATGAGTTGTCTTTTATTATGGGGCCAACCCCAGATAATAGTTATAACGTAGAACTGCACTATTTTTACTACCCAGTATCTATTGTTCAAGGTGCTATTTCGGGTAGCGGCACAGCTGTAGGTGGGTCTTTATATACCAATGGTAGCTACTCAAATGTGCCTTTAACGGGCGGTTCTGGTTCTGGGGCAACTGCAAATATTGTTGTTTCTGGGCAAACTGTTACTTCTGTCACAATTAAAAATGGTGGTAATTTCTATGTTGTTGGCGACGTATTGTCGTGTTCTAATACTTATATTGGTGGTTCTGGCTCTGGATTTACTTATACTATTACAGGTATAGATAACTCTACTGGTACTAGCTGGCTTGGCGATAACTATGACCCAGTACTATTCTATGGCGCTATGCGTGAAGCTATGCTCTTTATGAAGGGTGAAGCTGATTTGGTTAAATACTACGAAGACAAGTACACCGAGGCTCTTATGCAACTTAATCGTTTGGGAACTGGTCTGGAGCGGGGCGACGCATACAGGGACGGGCAAGCTAAAATCCCGGTTAATCCATGATTACACAAGGCCAATGCACCATCTTCAAACAAAACTGTTTAAGCGCTTTAGAGAACTTTGCAGTTGGAACCCCCTATACCTACAAGATTGCCTTATATACAGCTAGTGCCAATTTAGACGCAACAACCCTTGCTTATACCTCTGTGGGTGAAGTAGTGGGTACTGGGTACACGGCAACAGGCAAGGTTTTAACAATATCCCAAGTGCCAACATCTAGTGGGGTTACGGCTTATGTATCCTTTTCAAACGTGACTTGGAGCCCTGCTTCCTTTACGACTAGAGGGGCTTTAATCTATAATAGCACTACTGGAGCTGCTGTTGCTGTGCTTAATTTTGGGGCAGATAAAACCCCCACATCAAGTTTTACAATTACCTTTCCAACGGCGGATGCAGCAGACGCCATAATTAGATTTAGTTAGGAGTATTTATGAGTTCTGAAATTACAAAATTAGGCGATAGCTTCGGAGCTAGTGCTTCTTATGGTGGCGGTACAGCCGAGACTGTTGGCCTTGAAGGTGTATACGTTGCTACTTGTTACAGCGCCGATGGCGTTGAGAAGTGGTCTGATACTTTTGAAAACCTAACCACTAACGTAGGCCGTAAGAACCTAATGGATTCTTATTTTGCTAACACAGGTGGTGGCGCTATTGTTATGGGCCTAGGAGGCGCCAATGGTTCTTCTACGTTTACCCCTGCTTATACAGATACACAGGCATCTCATGCTGGATGGTATGAGGTTGGTGGCACTAATGCTCCTACATATTCTGGAACCCGTAAAACCCCAGCTTTCTCTGCAGCAACGTCTGCTAACCCATCTGTACTATCCACATCCGCAGCCGTGACTTTCTCTATGACTGGCTCTGGTACTGTGTATGGCGCATTTATTAACGTGGGTGGCTCTACTGCGATTGATAACACCACAGGCACTTTATTTAGTATTGGCGCATTTACTGCTGGTTCTAAGACTGTAACTTCTGGCGATACAATCAACGTTACTTATACACTCAGCGCTGCTGGCTAATAGGGGACTAACATGGCGTTAGTCTTAGCAGATCGTGTCCAAGAAACCACGACCACTACTGGTACGGGTTCTGTTACGCTTCTTGGAGCGGTCACTGGGTATCAGAGTTTCGCAGTCATTGGAAACACCAACACAACTTTCTACACCATCGCAGACCAAGGTGGTGCAAATTGGGAGGTTGGTATTGGCACGTACTCAACTACTGGGCCTACTCTTGCTCGTACTACTGTTCTTGCTTCTTCTAATAGCGGCAGTTTGGTTAATTTTACTGCTGGTACCAAAACTGTTTTTGTTACTTACCCCTCTGAAAAGTCTGTAAATTTAGATTCTTCTGGTAACGTATCTGCTTTAGGAACTGTTTCTTCAGGAGTTTGGAATGGTACTGCGGTTACTACGGCTTATGGCGGCACTGGGCTTGCTTCCTATACTGCTGGTGATTTACCCTACTACGCTACTGGTACTGCGTTGTCTAAACTGGGTATTGGCACCAACGGGTATATTCTTACTTCAAACGGTACAGCTCCGACATGGGCAGCAAATACAGCGCCATCTATAGACCAAGCGTACTACTTAGCATTTATGATGGGATAACACATGGCAACATATACAAACGTATCGTATGGAGTAAAAAACGTCAGCACGTCTGGCTCTACAGTTATTAGTTCGGTTTCTTCTGGCACTGTTGCAGTATCAAGCATCATCCTATCAAACACTAGCACAGCGCCGATTACTGTAAACGCATACATCGCCCGTAGTTCCGTGAACTATTATTTGGTTTATCAAGCCACTGTACCTGTTGGTGGTTCTTTAGAATGTATCCAAGGAAACCGAGTTATTTTGCAGGCTAGTGATTCTATGGTTGTAACTGCTAGCGCAGCGACTTCTGCTGACTGCTGGGTATCTGCATTGACGGTGGTCTAATATGGCGTTTATTGGTAATACAGTTCAGACTCAAGGGTTTACCCCGCAAATTGATTACTTCAATGGTAACGGCTCAACTGTAACTTTTACTTTGTCCCGCCCCGTAGTTTCTGTGGCACAGATGATTGTTGCTGTAGATAACGTCATCCAAAACCCAAGCTCTGCATATACAGTCAGTGGCTCATCCATCACTTTTACAAGCGCCCCGCTATCAGGTACAAACAATATCTGGGTTGAGTATACAAGTTTAATTACGACCTATGCAGCCCTTTCTCAAAGTCCGTCCGTTGTTGGCGATATTACCGCTTCTGGTGGTTACTTGGCTGTTGGTAACTTTGGTGCTTCATTTGTTGACGGAACAATCGTTGATTACGTTACAGGTAACGGACGAATTACTGTAGGCGATGCAGACGGTTTTACTATTTATACAGGCGGCACTTCTGCTCGTGTCCCGTTGGCTAAGTTTGATTATGCAAATAATAGTGTTGGTTTAGGTTACCAGTCTTTAAATTCAAATGCTGGGTCAAATAATACTGCTGTTGGTTATCAATCTGGGTTTACAAATTCCACAGGTACAGCATTAACCGCAATAGGAAACAGAGCTGGTCGTACTTATAATACCAACGGTACTGAAGTTGCTGGTTCTACTTTTGTCGGTTCAAATGCGGGCCGTTTTACAACATCAGGTACTGATAATGCGTTTTTAGGTGCTTTGGCTGGTTATGCAAACACAACTGGTACAAACAATGTGGCTGTAGGTTCACAAACACTTCAAGCAAACACCACCGGATCTAGCAACACAGCAATAGGGTATCAGTCTTTATATACAAGCACCAATGGGCCTAATACGGCTGTTGGTTATCAAGCCGCGTATTCAAACAATGCCGGCTATGATAATACTGCTATGGGGCGACAGGCTTTATATGCTAATGCAAGCGGTATTCGTAATGCGGCTTTTGGTGATTATGCTCTTCAAAATAGCACAGGTGATTACAACACAGCATTTGGCGCATATTCTTTAAGAGCAAACACCACCGCATCTAGTAGTACCGCAGTAGGCTATCAAGCGCTATATAGTTCAACAACTACGGGTGGAAATACAGCACTTGGAAATCAAGCGGGCTATAAAAATACTGGCGGGGGAAATACCTTAATTGGTAATAGTGCCGCATATTGGCTAACCACTGGAAACAATAATACTGTTCTTGGCGATTCTGCTGGTGGTTTATCAGGAACAGCTTTAACTGGTAACTATAATACTTGTATTGGTGATTCCGCTGGTCAGTCAATACAAAGCGGAGCAAACTCTAATACTTTTGTAGGTCGTAGTTCTGCTATAAACTGCACAACAGGCTCTAACAATATTTGTATTGGTACTAACTCAGGTACTGACGCTGTATTTAATCTTGGTGTTGGCGACAATAGAATTGTTATGGGTTACAACGGAAGCACCAATGCTTACATTAAGGTAGCTTGGACTGTAACATCTGATGCTCGTGATAAGACAAACATTACACCAATTAGTCATGGCTTAAGTTTTGTACAGCGGCTTAACCCTGTTTCATACAACTTTAAGAAGTCTCGTGAAGACGACACGCCATATGGCAGTAAACGTTATGGTTTCTTGGCGCAGGAAATCCTTGCACTAGAAGGTCAAGACAACGTCATCATTGACAACGAAGACGAAGAAAATTTAAAGTATCAAGGTGAAGCGCTAGTGCCTGTACTTGTCAAAGCCATCCAAGAACTAAACGCTAAAGTAACCGCATTAGAAGCAAAACTGGAGGCTAAATAATGGCTATCTCCACGATTGGAACAAATGCTTTAGGGGCTAGCGCCGTTGCTTTAGCTAGTCAAACTTCTGGTGTTTTACCATATGCTTCTTTGCCTACAGGTTCTGTACTGCAAGTGGTTAGCACAACTGTAAATGGAGCACAAGGAACTACATCTTCTACTTCTTTTGTAGCCACTAATTTATATTTAGCTATTACACCTAGATTTTCAACAAGTAAAATTTTAGTACAGTTAAATGCTCCAGCGTACACAAACACTACAAATACTGGTTATTTTACTATTTACCGTGGCGCAAGTACTAATTTAGGTGGAGCTTATGGTTTTGGTGGATTAAGCACAAACAATAATTATGGTTTTATAAGCATGTCTTATTTAGATTCTCCAGCAACAACTTC